AGAGGAAACCGGCGAAAAAATTGTTCTACCCGATTCCTACATGTTCCAATTTACGCCGAACGCGAGCGCTCAAAGCAGCGCAGCGCCCGATGAACCTGTCAATGATGGAACGCCTCAAAACGATGGCCCGTCTGCAACTGATTCCGAGCTCGAGGCCGAAGGAACCACAGGCGATGACGAACAATCAAAGGCCGGCAATCGCGAAATTGAAAAAACCGAATCACCCGAGCCGGACGAGAGCTTATTAGAAAAGCAAAACCAAACTTGAGAGAGAAAGGAAAAATCTATGCCTCGCTATTACGTCGGTTTAATTGCAACCAAATCACAAATGGCTAGCAATACGCCAGCGATTGCCACTAGCGGTCCGTCTCGGTTCATTGTTAAAGGTCAGACGGCTGCCAGCGTAAATGACGCAACCCATTCCCACGGATGGTTGATGAGCAATTTGTTTCCCGGCCGTCAGATTGCCGCAAAAAACCCGGCCGGAATCTAAATTTTCGAGCGCCTTATGCTTCCCCTGGTCTCACTCCATTATAAGTTGCATCATGCAGCCTGGTATATCCGGCCCGATTATTTTCAGAGTATCAAGGCCGCATTCGAGAAACTGGATTTCAAAAATCAGAGCGATATGGAGGACGAGGCCCGGGAATTCTTTTCCTTTTTCATTAATCAGCGGCCTCCGGTCCAGATCGATTCGAACGGGATCGCAGTTATCACGGTTTCCGGGATTTTAGGAAATAACCTGACACCGCTCGAGAAACTTCTTGGATTCACCGATTACGAAGATATTCAGGCCGAGCTCGAGCAATGCCAGGAAGAGGGTGCGAAAGCGCTTTTACTCGAGATTGATTCGCCCGGAGGCGAGGCGCAAGGGGCGCTCGAGACGGCGCAAAGGATAGCCGAACTCGAGTTGCCGAAGGCTTCCTACTCGGCCGGCCTGGATGCGAGCGCGGCCTATTTCCTCTCGAGCTCGGTTGACCGGAAATTCGTTAGCCCGAGCGCCTGGAGCGGGTCTATCGGGACGATTTTACCCTGGATCGATCAGACGAGGCTCTGGGACGCATTCGGGATTAGTTGGGAACCGGTGATCGGTGCCGGTGAAACTTTTAAAGGTACAGGGGCGGGTCCGGAGCTGACCGATACCGATCGCGTGCATTTGCAGGGCCAGGTTGACGCCATGAGCGCGGTTTTCCGGGAGCATGTCAGCAATTATCGCGAGCTCGATCACGCCAAATTGAAGGCCGGCGCATACTTTGGCAAAACCGCAATCGATCTGAACCTGGCCGATCAAATCGGCTCTTATGACGACGCTTACCAGTGGCTTTTAAACGCAATTCCTTAGTTTACCATTCACTTTAATTAATAAAAACAATGAACCAATTTAAAACCCTGGCCGAGGCCCGCGGCGCTTATGATACGCTAGCGGCGCAACTGGCCGATACGCAACAGAAGCTTGGGCGTATGGGCGAACTCGAGGCCGACTTGGCTGAAGCGAAGGCTTTTGGTAGTACTGCGGCAACCGAGAACGAGAATTTCAGGCTGTTAATCGTCCAGAAAGACGAGGAAATTTCGGCCCTAAAGGCTGAAAAAGTGACTTTGGCAAATTTGGGTTCTGAACTGCAGACCAAAGTTGATACCCTCGAAAAGAACCAGAAAAGCGCAAAACTCCATGCCCGGGAACTGGTGGCAGCCTCCGGCGGGGCGCCGATCGCCATTGACCAGACCGAAATCGCCAAAATGCAGGCCGGCAACGAGCGCGAATTTTTGCAAAGGATGGCCAAGGAAACTAACCCGGCTGAACTTAGCCGGCTTTACCAGGAATACAATCGGTTATTCCGGCCAAACGGCAAAACCAAGAAAGATTAATTTCTCCCCCGAGACAAAATTCCTTTAACCCTTTTCACTCCTAACAAACCTTTATGGCTCTAAACGTTTTAGGTACTCTTAGCCCGGATGTTATTACTTTGGATGTCCTCCAAATTTTGAAAAAGCGGTTTCCGATGCTGACCGCGATTGCGACTGATTTCAGCAACGAACCGGTTCGATTGAACACTCGGATTATTTCCCGAGTCGCCGGCGTTCCCGCGGTTGGATCTTATGGGTACACAACCGGCTATGCGGACACTCCAGCGACGACGACCGATATTCCAGTTTCGATCAATCAATTTCGCTATGTGTCGTTAAGTTTTTACGATGATCAAATGGCTTCTACTCCGCGAAACCTTGTCCAGGAACAGATCGAGGGCGCGGCTTATGCGCTGGGAAAGGATGCTTTCGATAAATTGATGGCTCTTTGTATTGTGGCTAATTTCCCGACGCATACGGTTTCGACTGCGGCCAATTTTACCCGGGATGTTTTAACCGCGGCTCGGCTCCAATTGCAACAGGCCGGCGCGGCAATCCCGCGATTCGGAATCTTGGATTCAACCGGGATGGAATATCTGTTGCAGGATCCAACCATTATCAGCCGGTTCTACATCAATGTTGAGGATAATGCGATCGATCAGGAACTTGGTATTTTGACCGGGATCGGCGGATTTGAAAAAATCTATGAGTTTGCTGATTTGACGACTGATGCGCCGAACACCCTCGGCTTTTTCGGCAACAAAAACGCCCTGGTTATGGCCGCCCGGATTCCGAGCGATCCGGCCTCCTTTGTTGCCGATATCCCGATCAACGCGATTATCAAAAATGTTACCGACGAAGAAACCGGACTTTCGATTCAGTATCGTTACCATTACGACGTTAAGATGGGCCGGCTCGACATGATTTTAACCTGGATTTTTGGTGTTGCGGTCGGTGTTCCCGGGCACGCGGCTTTGGTAACCCTAAGCTGAGGCGAAAGGAATCAGAATGGCGACCGCGGCCGGAATTTCACAAGTCATTGGGCTTGCCAATGCTTGGGTACAATTGCCAAACCAGGCTTGTGAAGAATTAATTTTTCAGAGAGGCGGATTTGATATCGCTTATTCGGCAACTCCGGGAAACAATTTTTTCCATATCAATCCTGATCTTGGAGCCTTAAGCGTTCCGGTTGTTAACAATGCCAATACGGTTTGGATCAGGGCGATTGGACCAGTAACCTTTATTTGGAGTTCTCCGTAAACTGAAGGAAATTTTCTATGGCTATCAGTAGACGTTTAACCGCGACCTTTGCTTTTAAGGCTGCGGGCGCGGTCCCGAAACTGCTTTATTTAGGCTATGATGCCGACGAGGCCAAAGCGGCCCTTGAATCCGCCAAAGATAAAGATTTCTGGGAAATTCGGGTTTGCCGGAACATTGATGCTTTTTGGCTGACCCGATGGAAAGCGAGTTCGGCCGAAGTAAAATTTGAAACCAGCGTGTGAACAATCCGCAGATAGCGGCCGCGTTCCTGGCCGGCCAACAGCTTTTGCAATCGATCAATGGTGAAACAATCCAAATCGGCTCAATTTCTTGTGCGTGTCTGCCCGCGGATCTTATTAGCGGAAATCGAGTATGGGAACCAGGCGGGGCGAGCGAAACGCAAAATATCACGGTTTCGATTCTTAAAACAGATCTGCCAAACGCACCCTTAACCAATACGCCGGCGACTTTCCGCGGGCTAGCATTGCGCGTGATTAGCGTTAATGATGCCGACACATTCTGGACGGTCCAACTTATCCAGCCTAAAGCATGATCGATCGTTTAGTTGACAAGGCTATCGGCACACTCTTGGCAACTGTCCAGGGCCTCAAGGTCCTGGTCGGGGCCGAAGATATCGAACCGGTTTTAGAGGCCCCTTTTTGTGTCGTTTCCTCCGAGATTACCGGGTTCAGCGGCCGGAGCCCGATTTATAATCTCACGACCAGGATAGAATATAATTCGGTTGCCGGCCTGGATGCGATGGCGCAAACCGATCCCTTGATGACTGAGATTGATTCTTTGATCGGGCCCGGAGGCGATTACAGCTCGAACCCGGCTATTTCCGCGGCCGGCCTCTCCTTTTTGGCCTGGGAAGGAATCGCGCGCAGTTCACAACAATTCGGCGACCGGCGCAAAAATACGCGGGAACTTTTAGTTAAAGCGCAACTCGCCTAGCAAAGAATTTGATTTTATGGCAGCAACAATTTTGACGAATTTGACTGATTATACCCCGGGCGTTCCGGCCGACGAAATTTCGGTCAACGTTAATCGGGTTACCCTTAAGCGGGCCAACGAAAAAATTGAAGTCCGCAAACGCCAGGGCGGTTACCAGGGTCGGGTCGATCATAGCGCAAAATGGACCGGAACATTCATGGGCGAATTTAATGCCGATTTTGCCAAGGATGTCGGTTCAATTATCTCGATTGCCAGTGCAACCTATTTTGCCATCAACGCGGGCGGCGCCTGGATCATTGACGATTTCGATTTTGCGATGGAAAACACGGCTCTGGTCAAGTTGAACGTTAACGCGACCGGATACGATCCCGGCGATATCCCGGCTGCCGCGGTGCAGGTACCGACCCCGACCCCGCCGAATATCTCGATACCGACTTGAACATTAAGGCCGAAATCGATTTAAGCGGCCTTGAGCGAGCCTTAAAGGCCGCTATTGCAGTTTCTTCCCGGAGCGCAGCCGAAGTAATTAATTCTACGGCCCGGGATATCATCTTTGAATCGGCTCGAGCGACCCGTAAAGCTGACAAACATCGGATCCAAACCGAGCTCACTAGAGCCATTTACACGGTTACGACCAGCAAAAGCGGCCGGATTCTGAAAAAGCCGAAAACCCTTTACCAGGCCTCCGAACTCGTTTACCGGATCGTCAACGCTAAACGGCGTAAAGCCGGTCAGCATGGTGTCGCCGGCCAGCAAATGAGCCAGGCCGCACAAAAAGAAATCAAGCGGCGCTTGAACGCAGTCGGTTATATCGCGTATGCCGGCTGGAATAAAGCTTTGATGGCTTTCGGCGGCCGCGGGTTCGGGACCGCGAAAACCGGGAAAATTAAAGAGAATTCGCACGCGGCCCGCGGGTTCGGCCGACCGGCCTGGCCGCAAACTTTATTAGCCGAATTCGCTAATCGGGCAACAAACGCTTTCGAGGTAGGGGGTGCGGTAACGAACGCGGTCGTGAGCGAAAAGGAAGCCGATATTTATCGGCACCTGGAAAATAAATTGGCCGGCGATTTTAGAAGGCTCTAGGATTGGTTTCTGGCGCGTTTTGACTCATTGCCCGCTATCATACCATTGCCGGCCCAGCTCGGCATCCTAGGATTCGGCGCCGAGGCCGCAGCGGCTCTTTAGCGCGGTTTACCCGTCGCGCTTTTTCTAGAAATCAATTCCTTATGATTATTCCTAGAAAAGAGGATCTGCGGGGCCTGCAAGGTGCGCCGAAAGGATCCCTTAAAGATACTAAGCGAGCCGTGGTTTTTGCGACGCTCGGTCTTCCCTTGGATCCGGTCACCGGCATTTTGGTGATGCGCGAACCCGGTCAGGATCGGCTCGATGGTGAAGCTTATTTCACATTCAACGTGCCGTTGGAACATTGGAACAGGGTTAATGAGGTTTATTCGGCGGAGAAAGCCGATATCGAACTTGATTCAATGCTGGACCGCTTAAAGGCCGATCCGGCATTCACGAAAATCGGGCTCGAGCTCGAGCAATTGATCATTAATGCGCTGATCATTTACGGCCGGCGATTTTTGGAAAATTACCAACGGATGTCGCAATGCCTGCGGACTAAAGCTCGGGAAATCGAGATCAAAGAAAAGAAAGCCGGCGCATTCGAATTTAAATTTTATCTGGAAAAGAAAAGATGAGTTTACGCGATGAATTAGAAATTCCCGGGGAAGTCTCCGCGGCCGATGTCCAACGAGCTTATGACGAGGCCGGCCGCTACCAGTTTATGGGGCGCCGGCTCGAGCCTTGGACAGTGCGCCGGCAATCGGTGGCTTTACAGCTTGGTTGCCGGCTCCTTCGCGGAATGAATGACGAAAATGATTCGGTTTCGCAATTCCTGGCCGGGGGCTTTTATCCGCGGGTTTATCATGATGTGTTAGTCGTGCTTTACCTGATGCATTTGGACAAAAAGGAAGTTGTGCAATTAGAACAACTTCCCGAGGCCCAAGCAATGGACCAAATCTACGATTGGGCCGAAGCAATCCCGCTCAAGTATGGGAGCGGAACCTTTTTCGAAGGCGCTAAGATCATGGGCAAAATTTTGCATTCGATGCATATTTCATGGTTCCAGACGGCGAAAAAGGAACTGGGCGATAACGGCGAAAAAAAAATTCTTCCCGCCGATATCGAGCGGCCTGGCAACTTGAGCTCATTGCCGGCGCAATCCGGGCCAGCGGTTTCAATGCCGATTACGTCTTGAACGAAATGCCTCTGGTTCACGTTATTCAATGGTCAGCGATCTATCTTAGCTGGATCCGGGAGCTTCCGGCCGAACTCGAATTTCTTGATTAGCTTCTTATGGCCGACATCAAGGTAGCAATCAAAGGCGACGATTCGGACCTGAAAGCGAAGTTCAAGGAATCGAGCGCGGAAGCTAATGCTTTCAAAGAGAACGTCGAAAAAAGTTTGGATGCGATTAAAGCGGCTTCGCAAAATGTTGTCAGCCAAACTGGGCTCGGTGGAATCGCTAAATTGTTAGGTGCCGCGGGCCTGGCCGGTGCTGCGGTTGAATTTAGCAATGTGTTGGTCAAGGGGTTCAAAGATGCCGTCACCGCGGCCCTGGATTTTGGGGCGCAAATTGGAAAATTGCGAGCCGCACTCGGGACCGCATTTGCGGGACAGGCCGAAGCATGGGCCGAAAAAATCCAGTCCATTTCCGGTGTCATGGGCGGCTTTGAAGAAAATATGGCCATTTTTGCCGGGCTAGTGCGAACCGGCCTAATCCCGGACACGGCATTTAAAAACCTGATCGATATTCAAAACGCGGCCAAATCGCTCGGGGTCGGTGTGGATGAGCTCGGCGAAAAATTTGTTGAAATGCGAAGTGAAGGCGAAGTTCCTCCGAGGATGTTCCGGGAAATGCCGGCTTTAGCGGCAAGGGTTCGTCAAATGTTGCCGGCTGGCGGTCCCGCCGCGGCACCCGGCGCAACACCGGAGGAAGGTTTAGCGGCCAGGGTGAAAGCGGCCGGAGGCGCCGATTGGCTTTTCAAAACTGTTTTGCCGGCTATTGCACCCGGGGGGTTGCAAGCACCTGCCAGATTCGGCGCCGAAACATCGACCCGAGGCCAATTCATGGGGATAACCGAGGAATTTAATAAACTTTGGCGCGAACTCGGGACTGATCTTTTGCCGGTTGTTAATGAAGCTTTGCGGGGACTAAAAACTGAGATGCCCGATATCATAAAATCATTTCATGAACTCGGAGAAGAATTAAAGGTTGTGGTTCCGGTCGCTGTAAAAGCATTGCATTTTTTCTTTGGAAGGGATCAAGGCACTCTTCTAAATCCTTCGCATCCATTCGGGCAACCTTTGAAACCAATTCACGATTATTTGGAAAGTGTCGAAAATAATATTTTCACGCTTTTCCAGGATCCCATTCGATTCTTAAAGGAAGCGGCTGCTGAACATAAGGAAGCGGCTGAGGCTCTGCACCGGGCGGTTAATCCGCGCTAAAACCCTTTTTATGGTTTCGATTGCAACCAATCTTTTCGGCTCATTCTGGGAGATCCCGAGCCGGCGCATAGTCAGTTCAGCCGGACAATTCACTTCAATGACCTGCGTTTACCAGGGCATGGAAGTCGATTACGCGAACTGGGCGCCGCGGAGGGGCAGTCCGCACCCTCAATTCCCGAGCATGTTTGCGCAATCGATCAGCCGGGAAGATCGCGGAGGCGGCCTTATCGAAGTTTCGATCGTCTATATCGGGACAATCTTGCAACAACAGAACTGGACCGATTTATTGATGCAAGGCGAACTCTTGGCCCAATCCTTTTCCTGGTCCGGGCCGGCACAATGGAAGGGCACAGTCGCGATTGTTACTTTCGACGCTCAATATTCAACCTGGTCGGTAAGTTTTTCCTATACCAGTTATCAATTGGAAACCGGGGCCAATTTCCAGAGTTTAGCCAGCGGTTTTGTGTTCGTGATGGACGTTTTTACCAATATCACCAATGCGCCGCTGCAGCCGGGCTACAATTACCAAGGGTTCCCGATTATTCCGACCCCGATTAAACCGCTTTTGATGCTGACCAGGTTTATTTGCCAACAGCAAACCCCATCGAAAAAGACGACCCAGGGAACACCTGATGTCGTCAATACGCCGGGCGTCTATAAATGTAATGAAACCTGGCAACTGGCCTATAATCACGGCAGCCTCGGGTTTTACGAACCGAATGATGTTTCCTCTCACCCATGAATCTGAACAAAAAAATTGCCAAGTTCAGCGGTGACGGGATCCCCGCCTATAACGCAAAATTCGATGAACTGATCGATGCGGTTAACTGGTTGGCGGGGCTTCGTACCATCAATGGCAAACCGGTTGCCGAAAGTGATCAAGGACCGGTAATCGATCTTAGCCAGGTAAGCGCAACGCAAGCGCTAACTGCTGGTCTTTTTAATATGGACCCGGATGGTAACCAGGCCGGCTGGTCACTTATAACTTGTTTGAATTTGGATACGAAGCAATCTTTTGAAACCTGGATCTGGACCGGCCAGGTTGCGAAGAACATTCTGCCGATTCGTTGGTTGACTGATCCGGCCAATAATCCGGCCAGATGGGTTGTTTGCATCGATAATTCTTTTTGGGGAACTGGAAGCTGTCCTAGTGGCAAGCAAGGTTTTGAAAATGCAAATTTTACTGGCAGGCCCCAAGGGGCGAATCCTGCTGTTATAACATTTACGCCGCAGGCTCCAATCGTTCCACCAACCGGAGGTTCAACATTTTATTTGGTTGCGAATGATTACAATCATGGGACTCCTCCATCAACTCCGGTGATTTATATCGGTAATAATAATCCGGCTAATAGCGGTGTGTTACCTTTAGATTTTAATTATAATATCACTTATGAAGGCGTAACCATTTTTGATATAACGCCTCCTACGCAATTTGTGGATTTTGGAAACACAACCGGAGGTTACTATGCATTTCAATTACCAACTTCAGGTTGGGTTTTTGATCCTTCAGGAGTTCCCGGTTATTCGCATGGAAATTTGCAATGGGTTTATGAGTATAATGGGCCGCCGACAAATAATCCTAATCCTGTGGTTGTCGAAACATTGACTTTTGCCGGGGCCTCTGTGTTTTTATATATATTAACCGTGGTTTATTTAACTGGTTAAATTATTCATGATCACGCAATATTTCGATATTAATAATCGGCTGATTATCCAGGCGCCCGGGACGTTGGCGCCGGCCGGCTCGGAAACCTGGGTTTACGGTGATAATTATAATCTGGCAACCTATCTCCTTGCTAATGGAATTTTTCAGCCGATCGGGCTGAATGATACTTTAGGGGCCATGCTTTTTCAGCCGGGCGGGACATTGCCCGAACAAGATTTAGCCATTGTCTCCGCACCGATAGTTCAGACCGATCCGGCCGGCTTTAATTATTATCTGACCAATGTCAATTTAAAAACCGTTCCTTTGGCGACACTGGTTCAGACTCCGAATAAGCCAGCCGTTTGCAATTTCCATTTTACGTTTAACCCGGCTGATGGTGAACGGTTCTCGAGCTCGGCCGATATCGCAATTACGGTCAACCCGGACCCGACACAGGGCGCAAGTGGCGCAACTCCCATCCCGCCAGGGTACCCGAGTAACCCGAACGTTTTTGAACAGATTGCGCACAAGAATCTGGCCAGCGGTTACGCGGGCCTGGATCCAAACACCAACCTGAACCCGAACCAGATTCCGATCGACACGACTTTGCATGTTGCCAGCGGCAAATTGAGCGTTGTCGGCGGCGCCGGCGGCAATCCTTACGTGGCCGTTGTCACCAATTCATTTACCATTCCGGCCGAAGGCGCAAATACGCCGGCCCTGACTTTGGCGGCCATTGCACCCGACATGTTGCCGAATGCGACGGTTCTGATTACCGATGGAATCAGTTTTATTGCGGGTTCGGTTGCCACGATCAGCGGGACCGCGTTGGTCGTAACCAATAACGGAGCGCCCGGCGCCGTATCCGGTACGATGGGCGCTAATGCGCACGTTTATTTGGGCAATTCGGCCGGGCAGGTTGATACGACCAGGGCCGGTCTGGTTAGCGCCTTGCCTACGCTTAACCCGGCACGAGTCTTTTTCCGCGGTGATAAAAGTTATGCTCAAGCGAATTATCCCGACCTGACTAATATTCCGGGCACTTTCGCGCCGGCGCCGCACGGCTCCCAGCATTTAAGTAGCGGTGGCGACCCGGTTGCCCTGGCAACTTTGGCGATTGCGGGCCTTTGTCCGCCTCCGGACGGAACCACAATCAATATTTTGGGCGGCAAACTAAGCGCCGTTATCCCGGCCGGCACGCAACCTTATGTAGCGACAACCGCGGCCTCGTTCGTTCTGCCTGCGGCCGGATCCGGGAACGCTTTCAATATTACGTTGACCGCGGCCTGGGCCGATATCGTGGCCGGGATGAGTTTGCTGATCACCGATGGGACGCACACATGCAACCTTTATGTCAATTCGGTCACCGGTGGCACAACGCTGAACGTCTATAATCTCGGAGGCGGGACCGCGGCCGGCGCGACGGTTGCGGCCGCGGCGCACGTTTATCTGGCCGTTAGTGAAGCCAACCCGGCGCAACACGGCGTTTCGCACCTAGTAGGGGGTGCGGATCCGGTTCCGTTGGCGAGCGCCGCTGCGGCCGGGCTTTGTCCCGCAGTTGATAACCTGACAATCCAGGTTTCGGCCTCGAAACTGGCGGCCATCCTGGCAACCGCTAGTGCACCCGGGATCGTGCAGCCGGACGGTTCAACAATCACTATTTCAGCCGGTAAAATTTCGGCAATCGGGATTGTCGGCCAGCACGGTTGCCGTTACCGGAACTCGGCGAATATCAGTTATCCTTCAGCCGGAGCCGTTCAAGCGCTGACTTTTGACACCAGCATTTTTGATACGGATTCCTATTCGGCGAGCGCTAACCCGATCGGGACAACCGGCCGAATTACGATCCCAACTGGTCAAGCCGGTTATTACATTGTGGGAGCTTGCGTTGAATGGGTGATTACTTCCGGGCAAACTTATGGTTTGCTAGCTATTCAAATCAATGGTGCATTAAATTCTAATATTGTCGCGGATCAGAAACCCTTTATAGCTAGTCCGCCACAGGCGTATGTCATGAATATTTCCACCATGCTTCATTTAAATGCCGGCGATTATATTCAATTGATAGTCCAAACCAATGTAGCGGCTTCACTCGGATCAGTTTACGCTAATCTGCCGAATTTCTTTGCCTTAAGGATTTCTTAAAAATGGATACCTGCGGCTCAATCTTTACTCAGGCCTTTGTCAGCGGCGACGATATCGAGCTCGATTTCCAGTTTTATCAGCCTGACAACGTGACCCCTAAACCGATGACAGGCTACACTGTCGGCCTTACCGTTAAAAAGGCGCTCATCGATAATCAGGGCAATCCGGTCCCGGATTCCGCGGCTTTGTACCAGGACGATTTGCCGGGCGACAGTACCGGACTCTTTTCTTTTATCCTTCCCGGACAAGCCGCGGGCAATCCAACCTTTGCACCCGGCAATTATTATCTGGATGTGAAGCAATGGAATTCAACTCTTAAACGCACGACGGTTTTGACGACCATGCTGCCGATTAATCAAAGCGTTACGCTGCGGAGCGCACCCTCTCACTAAATTTATGCCGAATACGATCAACGTTTATCCGGCAAGCGGCGCCGTAAAGATTTTAACCGATTCCGTCCTGATCGGAGTTACCCCGGGAAAATGCGCCAGTCCCATCAAGGTTTTAAGTGGCTCTGGCCTGGTCGGTGTTACTCCGAGAACATTCAACCTTGGCATTTATAGTCCGGGCGGTCCTCCGGGACTTCCGGGGCCGACTGCGATCAGTGCCGACAGTGGCAACACCGCCCGACTCGGAAGCGACTCCCTGATCTACGTTCCGGCGAGCGGCGGCGGCGGCGGCGGTCCGCCCGGGCCGTTTATCCGTTGGGCAACGATTTTTCCAGCAGCCAACTGGAACCCAATCGGGGTAATCGGCAAGGTGCTCGCCAGCCTGGATCTGTTCAATCCGGGGTCGGTAACCCTTTATATCTTCATTTACGATGATGTATCCCCCGCACCGGCCAACCTGTTAATCGTGGCTCCGTTTTATCCCAAATCAGTTACCAGCGTTGATTCGCCGATCACGCCCTTACGCGGGCTTTATGTAGCGACCAGTTCAGACCCGGCGACCTTTACCCCTGGCGGGACCTTCCTGGGTCTGCTCCACATGCAATAACTTTATGCCAATCTTTACTGGTAGCCCGGTAGTCTCAACCGGGGACATGCTCAAGGCGGTCTACGACGTCAATAGTGACAACATCGTGGACAACGCTGAGGCCCTGCTCGGCATGGTGCCCCCGGCGAGTGGGAACGCTACAGCAACCGAGATTGTCCTGGGTAGCGACAGCCGCCTCTCTGATGCCCGGCCACCGACATCCCATGCGGTCAGCCATATCACCGGCATTGACAGGATTCCGGTGGCCAGCAGTGCGCAGCCTGGGTTAATGGCTTCTCCCAATGGGTCAGTCCTCCAGTTCTACGCCTCTGACGGCAGCCAGAAAATGGTTCCTTTGGCAGCAGTCGTTGGTTTACCGGCCCCGGTTGGAGACATGGTCAAAGCGACCTATGACACCAATAACAGCGGGGTTGTGGACAATGCGGAGGCACTCTTGGGGCATGTCCCGCCGGCTAGCGGCAATGCGACTGCGACTCAAGTGGTTTTGGGCAACGATACGCGCCTGGTCGGCGGCGGCGGCGACATGCTCAAAAGTGTTTACGATACCAATAACAGCGGGATCGTAGACAATTCGGAGGCGTTGCTTGGACACGTCACCCCCTCAAGCGGGAACGCCGCGGCGGCCCAAGTGGTTCTAGGCAGTGACACGCGGTTAAGTGACACCCGAACACCGTTGGCGCATGAGGCGAGCCATGTCACCGGCGCTGATCAGATTCCAAATGCCAGCACAAGCGCCAGAGGGCTGATGCCGCAAGCCGATGGGAGCGCAGTTCAATTCTACGCAAGTGATGGTACCCAGAAACAAGTCCCGTACTCAGCCGTGACTGGTACTCCGGTTTTGCCTAGCCCGGTCGGGGACATGACTAAGGCGGTTTATGATGCCAATGCCAGCGGGGTCGTCGACAATGCTGAGGCGCTCTTGGGACATGTTCCGCCATCAAGCGGCAATGCCAGCGGGACTCAAGTCGTCCTAGCCAGCGACACGCGCCTGGCCGATAATCGAACGCCGTTGCCGCACGCGATCACGCACCTTGTTGGCGCTGATCAGCTCCCGTTGGCCAGTTCATCGACCAAGGGCTTGTTGAATCAGACTAGCGGCAATGTCACCGACTTCATTGACGGGACCAATAACAGCCGACCTTTATCGGGTTCTATTCTAGGACAACGTCCGGTCCTTTTAGGGGAAACGACTTCTGATGCGGTCTTTCCGAATGGAATCATCGTTCCGCGCTATGCCAATCATCCAGATGCGATTTGGACCTATGGCAATTTTGATGATCATTTCGATTCCGGTTCGATCAATGCGAAATGGGTCCAAACGGTTACGTCGGGGACATTAAATCCAATTGCGAGCCAGGCCGGGAGCAAACTTTGTCTTGGTGCAACCAGCCCTGCAACGGGTCCAACCAATTATTCAAATTCCCTTGTTCAACAACTCCCGGCTCAAGTTACGCATCAAATTTCATTAAAAGCGTCTGTATTAGGATTTCCTACGGGAGGTACCGCCTCAGCTTGGGCTGCCATACGCTTAAATTTGGAATATGGATCGGGAGCGGGCGGAATTGAGATCGAAGGAGGCGCATCACAATCTCAGAATTTCAATATTTCTTATTTAAATTTTAGTGTAGGGGCAGCTTTCGGTACATTAATATATAACTATATCCCGAATCTGATTCCTCTTTATTGGCGATTTATTTATGATGCTAGCAAAAATACCACGATATCGGTATCTAGTGATGGGTTTGGCTGGTTTCCGCTTGCGGTAATCACTGCTGCGCAATCAGGTTTTGCCAGTAATGTGCCTACTCAATTTCGAATTGCTGCATTAGCAAATAATTTAAGCTCAGCATTTATCCAAGTTGATTGGATTAAACACGTTTAACATTTATGACCACTTACCTCGATCGTTACAACTTGCAGTATACCGACACCTTGCTCCGGCAACGGTGCCAGATTTCTATTGAATCTAGCGCGCATTATATCATTGGCGAAGATCCGGCGACGCCGAATCACGCTAACCGGGTGGTCTGGGCTAACAAAACCTATTCGGATCCCGAAGCGATGATTCGGACAATGATGGGCGCCATCGTTCAGGATCAGATCATTTACGAGAACGGCAACAATGTTACCGATGCCCAGATCGACCAGGTTGTTGCTCCGCTGATCGATTTCTTTGCTAATGCTGTTGCTGGTGCACTTTAATGATCGATCAGGTTACAATTACTAAATGGGTTGCTGCGATTGTCAGCGGAATTATAATCGCTCTGCAAGGGTTCTCGATGCACAAAGAGCAACGAATTGAATCGGAACAAAAAGAACTCGAGCAGGAAGTAACTGAATGGCAAAAAGCGCAGGTAGCAAAACTGGATGAGATTCTGCAACTGGAAAGACAACGACACAATGAAGGCCACTGATCTAGATTTTATCCGTCGGATTCTTTCGGTGGCCGAGACCGGCCGAGCCGAATGGGATCCGAGCGCAGTTTACATTTACTCGGACGATAACCGGTTTTCACCGCCTCGACGTCAGATTACGCTCTCGATCGGGTTCACCGAAGGTGGCGGCAACCTGAAAAAGGTGCTCGAGCGCTACTGCACTGAAGGCGGCGCTCAGGCGTCCGGCCTTAAAGTGTTCTTGCTTGGCCTTGGCGACAAAACATGCGGGACCCTGGCCGGAAACCAGTCCTTTATCGGGTTGCTCAAAGCCGCGGGCAAAGAAGCGCTCATGCAAGCGATCCAGCGCGTAGAGTTTGACCGGATATACTTGGCCCCGGCGATCAAATGGGGCGAAACCTACGGATTTACTTTACCTCTGTCTTTCCTGGTCATTGCCGACTCATTTCTACATTCAGGCTCGATGCTCCCCTTTCTAATGGCAAAGTTCCCAGAGAAAAAGCCGGTCGATAGCGGCAACGAGAAGAAATGGATTACCGACTATCTCAGCGCCCGCCATGCGTGGCTCAAGAATCATTCCAACACGATCTTGAACAAAACCGTTTACCGGGCGGACTGCTACATGCGCGAGGCAGCAAAAGGCAACTGGGACCTGGTCGGCGGTCCAGTGGTCATGCATGGGACGTCAGTAATGCGCCTGATGGCATTCCTGGCGGTGTTCTTGGGACTCCTGCTCTCCAGTGCCAAAGCCGCTCCGTATCTGACCTGCGACCCTTTTCCGGCCAACGCCGATGCCAACCTGAACGTAGTCCAGTTCGTCATCACCTTCACGGTTCCGACGGGGCTTAATCCGGCCAGTGTCCAGGCTCAGATCGGTGTGACCGGGCTCCAGTACATGTTCTATGATCTGGGACCGCTCACCAATGCCACCTACACCGTGACCGCAGCGGCGGTCAACGGCTATGGCCTGGAGGGACCGCAATCGACCCCTTTCACGTTCCAAAAGGGCGTGCCGGCTCAAGTCAGTGGACTCAAGATAGTTCCCTCTATTCCAGTGCCGTTACCGTAGGAGCATTCAACTTTTTGCCACAGAAAACTGTGATCATCACCCGGGTCGGCGCGTTCAGCTTCGTTAGCCCGACCCCGATCCCGAAACCCTCACCATAAAAAACCAAAAACCCCGAAAGGAAAATTATATTGTTGATTGAAGAAGGAATCAATTTTTCAAAGAAAAGATAGGACGGACACCGACACTCGCCGGGCCGTCCTATCTAGCTTTCCCTTCTCTGGGCAGAGAAGCATCAACCGTAAAGTTCAACTTATTCCGATCGAGAATATAGAGGCGAAAAACTGAGATAGCAACCGAGATAGGATTTTTGGGTTAATTCGCAAGATATTTATTTTCAAGGGTTTAGAATTTCTCTCATCCGCCCTTTCAGGGCCGCGGAAATTGCCTCAGATTTGAGCAAGCATTCGATCGCTAAATCGTTCATTATCAGCAGTATTCGGGAATCTGGTCGATCGGTTTTTATCGGTTTGGATTAAAGCGCAAAAGACCAAAAAAACCATTGATTGGCCGAATAACTGAGATATTTATATCTCAATTGTTTCCGCGGCTTTCCGTATAGACAAAGTGAGTTCGGGACGCTAAAAAAATCCCGGCCCTTTATCTAATTCCTGTTCAAATGAATCCGACTCCTTTCAAATCCGAATCAACCCCTTGGAGAGTCCAATTGCCGGCCTCTCTGTCACCCGATCGCAAACGCAAGGCCCGCTATTTCCCAACTCTCGAAGCTGCCAAAAAGTTCTGTTCTGCGGTTAAGAAAAAAGGCCTCGCGGTCATTGACGGCGACACGGCGCCGGCCGGAGCGCTTAAGGAACACGCACCCCTTATCATGGCGGCAATCGCCAAGCTCGGCGGGGATCCGACCAAAGTTTTCGAAGCGATCGAGTTTTTCCAGAAAACCAAGCTTAATATTAAAGGCGGAATCCTGGCCGATGTCGCGGACGCATTCGCAGAGGCCCGACGCGGCAAGGTGGCTCATCGAACCTGGAGCGATGACAATTCCCGGCTCAAGAAATTATTGGCTGAATTCGGCAACGCTCCGATCGCCGATATTACGGAAGCCGATCTTGACGAATTTTTCGATGGCCTCCCAGGCCATAGCCGGTCGATTTATAAAACCGTCAACGTATTTTTCGGCTGGGCTCGGAAAAAAGGGTTTATCGCGATTGATCCAATAGCCAATCTTTCGCCGGCGCAACGGTGGAATGCCCGCAAAGATATTTATCCGGTGGCGACCTTCGAACGAATGCTGCGGATTGCCGCGGGCCTGGAAGGGGTGCGGGTCGGCGACGAACCGACCCGGGATTTTTTGCCGCTTTTGCCCTGGATGATTATTTCGGGTTTTTGCGGGTTACGTTCTTGCGAAGCTTTTCGGACGAAATTGACTGATGATGCGATTCGCTGGAGCGATCTTTATTTTGACCGCGGCTTTATTCATATCCGGCATGACGTTGCCAAGCGGACTAAGCGGGTGAGCGACAAGCGCAATATTGAAACGTCGACATATGTCGAAGCCGCTCGGGCATGGTTGACGCTCGTCCCGCGCGAAAGCGAGTTTATTGTGACGGCGATTGAACGGACCTTGGGCGAGCTCAAAACTGAATTTCAGGTTCGCACAGGAATTAAGTTTCTCGGAAATGCTTTTCGTAATTCGTTCGCCTCTTATGCGCTGACAACTGAAGGCAGAAAAGGGGTCGGGGCGCTAGCCTTGGAAATGGGCAATTCGGAGGCGATTTGCAAACAGTTCTATGTCGAAACTCTCGAGCCGCGGATCGGGGCCGCCTGGTTCGGTTTGCGGCCGGATCAACCGGCGAATGTGGTTCCGATTGCCGCGGTTGCAGCTTAGTGTTTTTTTGCCGGGCTCGGGTTCAGAGGCTTCCGTTTTTCGGAGGCCTCTTTTTTTATCTGAAAACGCAACGGCCAAATAAATTCCTGACCGGCATCAAACTGTTCAAGCAAGGTTTCCATGCTTCGCGTAAAAAAGTGCGCCATGCTGCTAAACCCGAGGGTCTTAACAACCCGTTCAAGTTTTTGCTTGGTTTCAAGTGTGGTCCGCACAGTAGAAATATTCGCAGTCTTTTTTGAATCGGGCACCAACGAAAAAAGCACGCATCAGTTGAACCGAAATGCAATAAATGATTTTTTTGCAATGCAGGAGGTAAAATCAAAAAAAGTTTGAAATTTTTGTAATCTTTTTCTTGCGCAATCATCTATTGACGAGCTAAGAAAGAAATCCCTCCGCTGGTTTTTATAAAGGATTTGGATTAATGAGCGGATTTTTGGAAATATTTATTCGGCTTTGTCAACGTTCCGAATGGCACGAGGATGATTCAAGCTGAATGGCCTTTGAAGAGCCGAGGCCAACCAGGATCGTGAGTCCCGATTGGCCTCTTCGAATTCACACACCCGCTAAGGTTTGCAAATCTTATTCTTCAGATAGGGAAATCTCGGCAATTTGCCAAGTATTTTTTCGCGTTCCTTTTTAAATATCAGTTTTTTCGCGATTCATCGCTTTGGCTGAATTGTTTCTTGATTTGATCCGGGAACGTTTCCCGGAGGCTGAACGCCTGGCTTTCGAGCGGGTTTTTGCCCGCGGCCATAATATTTTTTTCGATCCGGTATCCAAGCGAATGTTGCCGCAGTTCAGCGAGGGCCTGGTTTATGCGGCTTTGCTTCTCGCCAAAACCTATGTCGCACAAGTCGGCGCCGAGCTCGTCTTTACGGCTGCAGAAGAGCGGTTTTTTCGCGGTTGCCTCGTCCCGCCCGCAAAGCTGCAATCTTTTAGGCGTCAATAATCTTTTCCCGCCTACAATCACTTTTTCTCCTAGGAGGGCTTTGTCTAAAGCTGCCTAGGGCCAAAAAATCCAAAAAAGCCATGCAAAGTTTGGCTGCATGGAAATTCGACCCCTTATCTGGAAGAAAGACAAACGGCGCCGGATTCCCTTAGCCGAAGTTGCGCAACTGATCGGGTTATCGACCCGGAAACTCCGGCGCTACGCTATGGACGGGACCATTCCCGGGGCCCGACAGTTCGGGCCGCGAAAAGAATGGTCCTTTGAACGGGATCAACTCGAAGCCTGGTGGCAAGAATTCAATTCGGTTGCCACCTGCAAATGAAAGCTTTTTTCCTGATCAACCTAGTTTGGAGCGCAACGCTTTTAGTGGCCAGCGGCCGACTTTATTTCATCGCCCGGGATTTGGAGCGCAAATTTCACAAACGCAACCAATGGATAGCCGAACAGCAACGCAAACAGCGAATGTTATGAAAGAACCGGAACAAATCATCGAATTAATTACCAAACAAACGAAAGTTTTGTTGAATAATCATTGGGCCGATATCACCGATTTTCGGGATAGCGAGGAATCAATTAAGGTCGGGTTCAGTTCTTTAATCCAGTACCAGGGCCAGGAACGGGTCGTTGAAACGACAATCAGTTTCGGCAAACGGGTCAAGGATTCAACCGTCGAGCAGTTCAATACCGAGCAATTGAATTTTGATGATCTTAAACCCGCGATTCCTGCGCCTCTTGCGAAACGCGGTCCTGGCCGGCCTAAGAAAAATTTGCTGGAAACGAAACTTTCCAACGCACCCTCTCCCGATCCTCGACCGGAGGCCGCATGATCCCGACCCAACGCCAGATTGATTTGATGGATCCCAAGGACCGGGCACAATTGCCGCGAGCGATCCGTTTAACGAGCAGCGAACGGAGAGCGGCCGATGAGCGCAAAGCCGAGCTCGCAATGCATGATGAGTTTTGTTCCTATCTCAATTTGCGCAAAGCGGTTTTCGGCTACGTTCACGCCAACCCTCGTAAACGCTCCACAATCCGCCGAGGTTGGCCGGACTTCACGGTTTGTTGCAAGATAATGGCTGGACCGCGGCCGAAGACCGCAGCCGCTCTAATCGAGTTTAAAGCGCTTGGCGGCCGAATCTCACCCGATCAATTCCATTGTTTCGGCGAGCTTACAGCGGCCGGGATCGATGTCGTGATTTGCACAACAGCCGGCGATGCCATCGAGCATTTGATTGAATATTTTGAGCTTCCGCGGGAGGCGCTCGTATGAGTGATAAACGCGAGGATTTAGGCGGGTTCCTGGGCGGGATTAGTTACGGTATAGTTATCCGCCATATCTTTTGCCTTATTTACGGTCCGAACGGAGTGGGAAAAACGCAATGGAGCAGCGAAGCACCCGACCCCGTTTTTATCGACATGGAAGCCGGTAGTGAACAACTAAAAGTTGCCAGATTACCGCGACCGCAAACCCTTAACGATTTCCGTAATCTGATTCAAGGGTTAAAAAATCAGGAACATTCATTTAAAAGCCTAGTGATTGATCCATTGGATTACTTGGAACTCTTAATTTGGCGCCAAGTATGCGCCGAGGATCCCAATAATCCGCGGTCAATTGAACAGGTTTTCGGCGGTTACGGAAAAGGACATACCCGAGCCTATGAAATCTGGCGCGGAATATTAAGGGAACTCACCGGATTAGTGGAAAAGATGCATGTCATTTTAATTGCTAACACTAGAATTAAACGGTTTGACGATCCGAAATTAACCGCAGCTTATGATCGGTATGAATTAGCACTTAATCCCTTGGCGGCAGGCGCGGTTCGGCAAGCGGTTGACGCAGTTTTGTTCGCCTCATTTAATGAAAAAGTAAGGGAACTTTCAAAGAATAGCGGCAAAGGTATAGGCGAGGGCGAGCGTTGTCTTTATACCGAGCATCGGCCGGCCTTCGATGCCAAGAACCGGTTCAATTTACCTTTTGAACTTCCGTTGGAATGGAAAGCGTTTGCAGAAAAGGTCAAAGAATTTTATTTCGGCCCATCGCAATCTGAAACTTCCGAAACGAAACTAAGCTCAGCGGAGCATAACGGCGCGAAGCGGAGCGAAGCCGAACAGAGCCTAGCTAACCACAGCGATGGAACAACGGAACCGCAAAAGATTTCCGAAGCGCAGCCGAGCAATGTTGAGCTCAACTTAGCCGAGTCTAGCACGAGCCAAGCGCAGCAAAGCGGAGCGCAGCGAAGCTTAGCTTAGCCAAGCACCGCATAGACAGCAGAGCGCAGCATAGCAAACCAAACCTAAATGAAAGAAAGAAAATGACACCAATCCTAGATCAAACCAAAATCCGAATAACCGGCACGCGGCCATTGTTACTTTGCCGCGGTGAGGGTGCGAACCCGTTCGATCCGCAAGCCCGCCAAATCAAAACGATCAGCCAGAAACGAAAAAAGACTGATGAAGATCACGAACTTTTGGCCCGGCTCCAATTTCAATCTTCCGCATATTATGATGAAGAAATCGGCATGTATATGCCCGTCGATAATCTGCTCAAATGCTGCGAAAATGGGGCTGCTAAATATAAGGAATCGAATCTGGTTAAAAGCCAAATGTTGATCAAAGGCTTTATCGGCAAAGAGATTGATAATGGCGCCGCGAAAATCATCTATGACGGTCCGCGAACCCTCGAGGAACTTTATCTCGATAAACGTTTCGTCAGTTTGCGAATGGGAAAAATTCCCGGCTCCAAAACGAGCATTTTAGTGGCCAGGCCGATCTTTGAGAATTGGTCACTTGAATTTCTCTGTGAATATTCCGGGATCACTAAGGAACGCTTAATGGATTATTGGACCGCAGCCGGCCGATTGGTGGGGATCGGAGCCTGGCGTCCGCGGCATGGATTGTTTTCTGCAGAAGTTATTAAGTGAATTTACATAGCCCGGCGAGGCGCAGCAAAGCACAGCACAGTATTGCGTAGCGTAGCATAGCCAAGCAAAGCGCAGCAAACAACCGGGGAAGAATGAAAATTTCCATAGCCTAGCGTAACTGAGCGTGGCCAAGCTTTAAATGAAGCGGAGCACAGCCTAGCGGAACTTAGCCGAGCCTAAGCAAACCAAACCTTTTAAACAATCAAACTAAAGCAAGTGGAACCAAATAATAAAGAAATCAGAATCGAACGCGCTATTACTAATTTAGTTAGCAAACCACTTGAACCTGGCACCTTATTAAAAGCTGAAATCTTTGAGGAACTATTAGGGATTAGTCGTAATTCACAGACATTTTGGTATTTGATCAGTGATATTCGCCATGCTCTATACAGTCATGGTATTTATTTAAGCGGCGAAGGATTCGCAAAAACCGGAGCCTTCGAGGTTTGGCATCCGCGAGACAATCAATGGGTGGTGAAATTAGCTATTGAAAGAGCTGAGCGCGATTTAGATGGAAAATTAACCCTTTTAGTTAATACCTCTCTCGAGGGGTTCTCGGAACTGGAAAAGCGGCGCCATGAAAATATGGTCCGGGAAGCATCAATGAAACTCAACGCGATGCGGCGAGCAACCGAAATTGATGAAATGCTTAAAAAGAAACGCAAACCAAAAGATTTGGATCTTATAGAATCATAGCAACGCAAAGCTTTAGCGTTGCTTAGCGAAGCATAGCGAAGCACAGCTTATTTATTTTTATGCGAAATCTAGTTTTCGATATCGAGACGGTTCCTTTGCCGACTGATCAGTTGCAAGCCGTGATGCCGGCCTTTAATCCCGAAGAGATTAAAACCGGTAACATGGTTGATCAGGATAAGATCAATGCCAAAATCGAGAAGGCCAGGCTCGAGCAATTTAACCGGTTCATGCGCAGGGCTGCGTTATCGGCTCTGACCAGTCGGATCGCGATGTTAGGTATCAAGGGCGAGACCGGACCCGTCGAAATCATTGCCGGCGAGGAAACGGATATTATTAACCATTTCATGACCTTCTTTGAAATGATGGTTGATAAAGGCGGCCATTGGATCGGGTTTAATATTGCCAATTTCGATCTTCCGTTTTTGATCCGGCGGGCCTGGTTTCACCGAATCCGAATCCCATACGGCATTGTGCGAGGCCGTTATCTAACCAGCTTTTTCACCGATCTTTTGCAGCTGTGGACCGGTTCAGAGTATTCCAATCAATTCGAGGTTTCCTTGGATGAGCTTGCACAATTTTTTGGTGTTGGGACCAAATCGGCTGATGGCGCCGATTTCGGCGAGATTTTGCGCTATAAACCGGAAGCAGCTCGGGCCTATCTGGAAAATGATATCGAGATCACCTGGCGCGTTGCCGAAGCGATGGGCGCCATGAGAAGGCCGCTACCCGATTTGCCGGCGCAGGCCTCGAGCGGGCCTAGCGTTCCCGGGCCGGTTCTCGAACCCGTAGAAGCAATTAAACCCGGCATCCAATTTTATTAAGATCCGAGAAGTTAAAAAACAACAATCCGTAAATTATGCCAAGCTATAAACAAAACCAAGCAGCCGACCTTCTCCCAAAAGGCGTTTATCCGTTCTATGTTAGGAACGCGAAAGAGAGCACTAGCACGACCGGTAATCCGAAAATCGAGCTCACGTTGCAGGTTAACGGAACCTTCACGGTTTACGATAACCTGACCTTTGTCGAAAATTCGTTTTGGAAGATTGACCAGTTTCGTTTGGCGACTGGCGAAGTGTTAGGCAAGCCCGGAAGCGATATGAGTCTTGAATCTGACGATTGCATCCAGCGGCGCGGTGAGGTTTCAATTGACATTGACGAATTTCCGAAGGGTTCGGGGCGCAAGCGCAATATTGTTACCGAATACATTAACCCGGCTATCAACGGACCGATGCCGGCGCCCGGGAATGTAGCCGCGGCGAATCCGCATTCTCAGAAACCGGAACCCGACAATATTCCGTTTTGATTTCAATTTCCGAACGGAAATGTTCACCGAAAAAGAGCTCAAAATTGTCGCGTTAGCGCTCGATTCCGGTGCACCGGAAAACGAGTGGAATAATGCGGCTAACCTCTTTTTCAGATTGCTTCGGAACCGGGCCGCGACCCTCGAGGAATTCCATAACAATTCCCAAATCGTTCCCGTCCCGATCCCTTCAACCCAACCTGATTACGGGCTAACATTCATGCCTTGGGGCCAATACAAAGGCGAAATGTTCCGCGATATCCCGCCAGGCTGGCTGATGGCTAAACGGGATTGGATCCGGAGCAAACCCGATATCCTGGCGCGCTGGGGCAATATTGCCGAAGCAATCGATAAATTCCTTGGCCAATAATTTCGGAACACCCCTTTTCTGCTTGTTGAAAGGATTTTTTCCATGCCGACTTATCGTCAAAATAATCGGTTTGCATCCAAAGGAACGTTGCCAAAACGGACGCTTGAATATCTGGCCCGCGGATCTTCCAAGGGAACCAGGAACCAGGAACTGTTCTCGGCGGCCTGTCAATTTCGCGATGCCGGTTACACAATCGACGAAGCAATGCCGAGATTGTTCGATCGGGCGCTCAAAGATCAACTGTCCGAACCCGAGGCCCGCAAAGCAATTGAAAGCGGCTATACTCGCGGCGCCCGGGATCCACTCGGGCCCGATTCAAATTCGCACGCAAACAATGCAAATTCGGCCGCTAACGGTCCGAGCTCAGCCACAACGGCGACCGGGCCAGCCGCGGGCTTTCATGTTGTGGGTTCGTCAATTCCATTACCCGATCCCATTCCGGACGGATTTGCGCGGCTGTTAACCGCGGCCTTTGAGCCTGACGAATATGTATCAATCGCCGAGGCCGAAGAAGACGGCGCCGGCAATTGGATTCCGAAAGCCGGCCAAGTTCTTAAACGGGATAAATGGCTGGATGCGTATAAAAGCGGCCGGCTAGCCAAAATTTTCCCGGAAAATCGAGGCGTTTTCATTCGCATCAATCCGATGAAACCGGGCGGCAAAAGCGATAATGACGTTGCAGTCTTCCGACATGCCCTAGTCGAATCCGACCTTGACGAAAACGGGAATCGGATCCCGCTGGCAACCCAATGGGAAACCTTTGTGCGCTCTGGGCTACCGTTTACGGCAATTTCATTTAGCGGCGACAAATCTTTGCACGGCCTGGTCCGGCTCGATGCGGCCGACCGAAGCGAATTTGATTCTCGCCGGATCGAAGTCTGGGAAATTTTCAAAAATTCTAATTTCGATCCGCAGAATAAAAATCCGAGCCGCTACAGCCGAGCGCCCGGATTCCAACGCACCCTCTACGATGAAGCCGGCAAACCCTGCGGAACGGCTAAACAGGAACTTTTAGCGCTCGGGATCGGTCCGAAAGATTGGGCAACCTACGTTCATCAATCAAAGGTGCATTTACCGGAAATCATTGCCGGTGAGCGGTTGCGCAGCGAGGTTTTGCCGCTCCCGGATGATATCATTTCCGGGCTCATTGCGCATGGCGAAAAAGGGGAGCTCTGCGGCGGCACCAAAAGCTATAAAACCTGGACCTTGATCGACCAGGCGCTAGCCGTCGCAACCGGTTCGGAATGGTGGGGCCTGAAAACGGCCTCGGCCAACGTCATTTATCTGAACCTGGAAATTCCGAGAGCATTTTTCGAAACCCGATTGCGAGAAATTGCCGGTTTGCGGGCAATCGCGATTCCGGATAATTTCAGCGTTTGGCATTTGCGCGGGATCAACCTGGCCAACCCGGATCGCTGGGATGAATTCATTGATCAATTGGCCGATTATTGCGCCGGCCTCGAGCGCCCTTATCTGGTCACCGATCCGGTTTACAAACTCTTAGCCGGCCGGAACGAAAATGCGGCCGGCGACGTCGAGCGGCTCCTATGGCAGATCGAGGAAATGTTGCAATCCTGCGGCGGCACCAATTTTTTTGGTCATCATTTTGCCAAAGGCGATTCGACGGTGAAAGTTGCTATCGATCGGATGGCCGGCAGCGGGGTTTTCGCCCGGGATCCGGACTCGGTTTTCGTGATGACACCGCACGCGAAAACCGGTTGTTTCGTTATTGAACCAATCCTGCGCAATCATCAACCGCTTGAGCCCTTCGTTGTGGAATGGCGAAAGCCGATTTTCGTGCGGGACGATAGCCTGGACCCCGGCACATTGGCCAAAGGTGGCACCCGGGCCAAGCCCGGGCCAAAGCCCAAATTCGCACCCTCAATCATTGCCCAACTGATCGGGAAAGATTTCCTCTCTAAGATCCAAATTAAAAAGCTGGTGATGGACGAAACCGGAATGAGCAAAAGCTTGTTTTATGACTTGTTCGCGGAGGCCGACAAAGGCGGCCTGATCGTTTTCGACGGGATAAGCAAAACCTGGGAAGTACCGGGCAAATGAGTAAAAAGCTAAATTATATTCCAGGATTCCAGGATTCGATTCCAGGAAGTGTGTTTTGTGTTTCCATTCCAGAGTCTCTCTCTCTCACAGAGAGATCAAGAGATGGACTCTCTTGGAGTACTCTGGAAAACCAACACAAACACTCCGCAATTCCTCCGCAATTTCTAATGAAAAAAAATCCCATGAAAAAGATTGAACAGGTTACCCCTAGCCAGGTGCTCACCCTAACGATTGGCCTTTGTGAACTGGCCGGCAAGTACCCGGGCATGTTTGCGCCGGCGATCGGATTGAATCTGGAAAAAAATTACGAAACTGCGTTCGAACTCTTAACCGATTGCGCGGCCCGTTTGACTGCCGAAGTCAAAAGCGAAACCAAAAACGAGAATTGAAAATGCCAATCTATCGACAGAATGAACCTTCCAAAACGATCGTCGCCCAGAAACCCCTCAAGTTCGGCAAGCCGGCCGACCAGGTAGGGGGTGCGGTTGTGCAAATGCCGGCCGGCCCGCTTGAGCTCGGGTTCACCCTGGATTCTTCACACTCAATGTTCAGATTGTTCGAGGCCGCGGCGAACGGGTTCAATTCCTTTGTTGCCGAGCAGCATGCGGCTGGGCCCGGTTTTTTGTCGTTTAACTGTTTCTCGAGTATCGTTCATCATGTCTATGCCGGCCTCGAGCTCGGCCAGGTTGAGAAAATCGATGCTAAATTCTTAAGCGAGCGTTCCGGTGCGACCGCTCTGCTTGACGGGATCGGTTCGATCATTCAATCGGTTGCCAGCCGATTCGATAAGTTGCGGACCCCGCGGCGCGGGGCTTTGGTCGCGATTCTCACCGATGGCTTAGAAAATTGCTCCGAGAAATTCACCAAGGAAGATGTTTTTGCGATGATCAATTATCGGCGCAGCGTGCATCGTTGGGAATTTCTGTTTATTTGCGCCAGCGATACCGCAGCGGCCTATGGGTTATCGCTCGGGATCCAGAAAGCGAATATTTGCCGCTTCGATACATCGCCGGAAGGCATCAAGCTTTTGTTGGATCGGCTCTCGAAAGCTTCCAACGCTTACCGGATCGGCGACCGCAATTTTGCCGGCTTTTTAACCGATCGGACCGCATGAAAATTGAACTGTATCAGGTTCAGGGACCGCGGTTCGTAGCCGGCTTTGTCACCGAAAACGGCCTTTGCACCAAAGCGGCGCCGATTCTCGCAAAATTTATCGGTTGGACCTTCCTCGAATGCCGGAACTCCGTCACGGCGCATCGATGGCAACTTTACGGACCGGTTTTCAGCGGTAACCGGCCGGACCGGACCAAATGAACGCTAAAATTGCCAAACGCTTTGATCGGGCCCGGCTTTATCTCGAGCGGATTCGCGAAGACATGAAACAAGCCGACCCAGTTCAGGGAATGGCCGACGCGGCCGAGCTCGGATTTCAGGCCAAGGCGCTCTACAACCTGTTTCGAACGATTATCAAGGGCACAGAATGAAAAACGACGTTAGAAAAGGAAATCTCAGTCTTTGGCAATTGTTCAGGGAAAGATGGGCTTAAGTTGAGCACACTTGCAGATATGGCCGGCAAAAATTCAGAAAAATACCTAGCGGATTTTCTGAAGCGATCGGCGATAGATGATAGCGGGCAAAAATCAAAACCCGCCAAATCGGCTTATAGGAAGATTTCGACATAGTTAAAAGTTTGTTGTTAAATTTCACGTGGAATATGCCAATTGATCCTGAGCGTAAATGGATTCCAGAACCGGCTGTTGAGTTTCAGTTTCCGGCCAGCCTGATCGATGATGCCCAAACCGATCACCGGATTCTCAACCCGAGCGATTATCGGTTGGCTTGCGAGCGGTTGCTTCCGGTTCTTTGCGCCATCGATGATATCATGAGCCATTCCAGGCAACACCAACGCGACTGGCAACAGATCAGTCTGGCGCTCGGGCTGCCCTCATCGCGTTACCTGGAATTGACCGAACTCGTCATTAGCCGGCGTTTTGGAGTTTCAAAAATGGCCGTTTCAAAAATGGTTACCAAACTCCTTCGCCTAGCCGAACTCAAACCCAACGGCTGCGGCTATAACGGCCGCGGAATAAAAATATGAGTATTCAATTTCCACCTGATTCGGCTTTTTATTATTGTTTCGGCCATGTCTTTATTTTGGCCGATCACCCGAAGGCCCGCGAAACAATCACAAAATGTCCCGATATACCGGTGCTTAATCAGAAAACTTTAGAACTCATTAATAAGCTTCTTGTCAGCAAAGCAACAGCGGAAGGCAAGCTTCGTTTATTGGGTGATCTGATCAGGCACATGCAATTGGATGCTATAGCCGATGAAGCTCAAGATTGCACAGACCGGAGCGGTCCTTACTCTAATCCGATCGATTAATCGAAAGGACGATAGAATGTGAGAGCTTTGCAATTAAGAAAAAATGACATGAAAGCCGAACCATTAGAGCGCGAATGCGTCGAAGCGTTGTTTGGCGACATTTTGATCCTCATGCGCACCCATTACAAACACGGCCCGATTTCTCGGGACCGTGTGTTCGAAATCTTAAACGCCCTGGCCGCCGCCGCGGCGCTCGCGATCCAAGGCAGCGACGGGCCAGGCGGCGAAGCGCACGCCTTTTTCATGCGCGCGCTGGAACAACAACTCGCGCAAGATCCGCCGCCTGATTAGAATTAACATCCTGTTAATATTATGTTTTCCTTACAACAAAAAAGAGAGATAGCTGATAAAGTTCAGAAGATTCTACGCGAGACTAATCATCCAGAACTACCAAAAGGAGAAATTAAATTTCATCTTCATGTTATGGGCGCTGAAGATTGGTCTTGGGCAATCATTTTAAATAATGGTGCAGTGCATAATCCAGATGTAAATCCTTGGAATGAAAGATTTGAAATAGCGCATACAGCAGAACAAATTCATCCATCTGCTTATGAGTAATGGTATCGAAACATTTTCAGCAAAATGTCGCGTATAAAAGAGAGGTATCTGCCGTGTATCGCTACGGCGTGAACGGGCATTAACCGATGAATTACGTAAACAATTCCTGAAACAGAATTTAATGACAAATTCGAGAATGAAAAACTTAGAGCGCGCTGCTTCTGATGCTCAAATAGAGTCATTAAGAGCCTCGGATGCTTGGCCGCTATTCAATTCTGTTTACGAAGAGTATGCCGTGATCCTGGAAGAACTCGAAGAGCTTTGGGACGAATGCCGAGAAAAAGTGCCGGACAAAGAACGATTAAGAAAAGAAGCGATTCATGTTGCCGCAATGGCTATTAGATTTGCAGCAGAGTTAAGTTGATGTTGGCCCCCCGGAAGGAATCTATTTCGGGAGAGGATCCCGGAAAAAACAGTGGCCACTCTAATAAAAGTGCAGTTTAGCCAACGCGAAACGAGTTTCTGAAATGAGTTTAGCCGATGCCGAGGAATAAAAGCAACGAAACTCGGAGAATTGAAGGGATTGCTACGGCTTTTGGGCTTTCGACGGCGACGATTCGTAATTGGAAAAGCGAAGGCTGCAATATTTTCGATCCCGCGGAGATCATTTCCTGGCGCCAAAACAAAATTGAAGCTCGGGGCCGCGGAGCGGCTAAAAGAGCGGATTTAGATGAGGCTTTAAACGGTCACCGTCGCGATTCGGCCGGAATGCTGAACCTGGAAGTCATCGAAAAACTTCCGAGCCCGACCGGTGAGGGGGCCGCGGCTGCGTTAAAACGGTTGCAAGGTTTAGAATCGATTTTTTACAGCCGGCAACTCGAAGCTCTGGCCAAGGGCCGCAGCGATCTGATCGCTTATGCGCTCACCGATTATCGGAAAATCACCGAATCGTTGCTTAATTACGAGCGCCAGGTTGAACTTGCGATGCGGGACAGCGGACAGTTGATCGCTCGCAACGATGCCGAGCTCGGTGCCGCGGCGGTGGCGCGCTGGTTCCGCTTGGGCTGGCGCTTGTGGCTATCAAGCTGTACTCCCGACTTGCTGGCGCTTGCCGGCGATTCCCGGGCGTTTAAGGCGAAAGCCGAGGAAACATTTTCGGAAATCATGAAGACGGTTTTCACCAAGGCCCGGGAAGCTAAGCTGCGGTTGCCAGCCTGGGCGTTACACGCGATCCGGGAAGAATATCGGACCGAGATTGAAATTGAAGAACTGAAAGAAAATCAATGAGTGAATTAGCCGAGGTGGCCTACGATGCCTATTGCAAGAACAGAGATTGGAAATCCGTGAAAGGTGAAAAGGCATACCGCCTACCAGCGAACACTTTCCAGGTCACAAGAGGGGGGTCTTTTCACGCTAAAAAAGGAACAACTGCCGTCCTTGAAGAGATTGATTTTGCCGATTATTAAAAGATCAACGGGATAAAACCCCGATGTTCCTCGACCCGATTCAATGGGCTGAACGCTATTTCTTTTTCGACTCGAGCTCGACTTACCAGGGCCGATGGCGCCTGGATCGGGCACCCTGGCTAAAAGAAATCATGCTGGCCTTTGCCGACCCACGAGTAAAATCGGGGGTTTGCCGGTGCTCGGCGCAAAGCGCCAAAAGCCAGACCGGGATGATCCTGGCGCTTTGGGCTATCTGCGAGGATCCCGGGCCGTTCCTGTGGGTTTTGCCGGCAATCGACGAGGCGAAAACTTTTAGTAAAACTCGGTTACAGGAATCAATGGAGGCCTGTCAACCGTTACAGGCATTAAAGAAGGCCAATGGAATGCAAACCGCTCTGGAAATGCATTTCGTTTCCGCACCCCTAATCCTTACGGGTGCCGGGAGCCCGTCAAAGGTCAGCGGCAAACCGATCCGATACCTTTTTTTGGATGAGGAAAAGGATATGCGCAAAGGAAGCGTATCGAAGGCTTTGAAACGTGTGCGGAGCAAGTGGGATTCGAAAGTCTGGCGGATGTCGACGTCGAAACGTGAAGATGATTCGATTGACCGGGCATTTCAGGAAGGGACGGCGGAACATTGGCACGTCGACTGCCCGAAATGCCAAGAGGCGCACCCTCTGGATTTTGATTATATGCGCTATGATGCGGCCGGGCTAGTGATCAAAGATGTGTGGTATGAATGCCCAAATCCGGCCTGCGTTCATCAATGGCGCGATATCCCGCAGGATCGGGCCCGGCTGAATTCGCGGGAACACGGCCGATGGATTGCGCACAACGAAAACGCTGACCCGGCCGAACGCAGCTGGACATGGAACGCGATTTTGCCGGTATGGGTTAGTTGGCGCGATATCGTGTCCGAATGGATCAAGGCTTGTGCGGCCGCGGAGATCGGCGACAAAGAACCGATCCGCGTTTTCTGGAATGAAACGGCTTGTAAACCGGGCAATTACCGGGATACGAAAGCCGAGAAAGACCTGGTTCGCTTAAGCGGAACGTATTCGGTCAAGGATTTCGCCAATCGCGAACGGATCGAGGACGAATATTTGCGCTTTGCAACCATTGACCGCGGCAAAGGCCATTATTGGCTTCTGATCCGTGCCTGGCGCGCGGACGGGACTAGTAAACTGCTTTTTTACGAATCGATCGGTACCTATGAGAAATTGAAGGAAACGCTCGCGGCCGCTTACGAGGTCAATGCGCACTTGGTTTTTGCCGATGCCGGTTATGAGAAGCTGCAGGTGCTCAAGGAATGCTGCGAAAACGGCTGGATCGCGATTCACGGGTTGCCGAACGTCGACAGTTTCGTTCACAAGATCCGAAATATGGTCGGCAAAATTGTCCGGGAAGAGCGGAAACTGTTTTCGCAATTTGAATTTTATAGCGTAGGCAAGGGGTTGCCTCCGGTCCGGCTGGTGAACCTGGCAACCAACCGGTTAAAAGATATCACAGCGCATCTGCGCAGCGGTGCTGGAAGAGCCTGGGAGATTCCCGGCGATATCGGTGGCATCTATCTGCACCAGCTCGTGCGCGAAGCCAGGGAGGAGGTGCGGAATTCGCGGACGGGCGCGGTTACGCTTAGCTGGCAGCAAGGCGTCAAAAACAATCACGCCTGGGATTGCGAAGTTTATCAGACCGCGGCCGCAATGATGGCCGGGATACTCGGGGCGGTGCAGCGGCCGCAGGCAGCGGTGGTTTAAGGATAAAGAACTTTCCAAAGCTTAGCGCTGAGTTCGGCTTTTGCTCGTTGTTCGGCAAGCAATGCGGTCGGATCCGATACGTTAGGCGTAACATTCAAAACGCCTCGCAAACATTTGATCGCTTGGATTAAGGGTTCGGCATCCTCATCCTTGATATCTTTCTCCAGGATGACGGTCAAAAAATTGTATCGATCACTCATTTCAGATCCAGGTTTTTGAGTTTATCGAGGAAACTCTTGTTTTCGGCCCGATTATTTTTGAGCTGGCCATTTTCGTAAATTGCTGATCGATCCCATTGCAATGAGGGATCGATTTTTTCAGGCATCGGCGGTTGGGATTCTTCCAGATTACTGGTATAGGCCCAGACAAAAGCGATTACCCAACCTAAAAACGTCCAGCCTAAAAGAAGATTTAAGATAACGATTGCGCTACTATTTTTGTGGCGCCGGCTTAAAGCAGCAATGGATGGCACGAAATAGACAAAAATCCCGAAAAGAATTAGGAATAAGATCATAAAATGCAGGCCGTGGCCGCAAGGCAAAGTATCGCCAGAATTACGGTAATTAAAATAATTTCCTGGCGATTCATTTCGATTTATGGCGAATGATTTTTGAGTGTCCGTACGATTCGCACTCTTCAGATACGATTTTTTGGGTTGAGACTAGGCGCATCGGACGTTGGCATTTTGGGCAATAATTCGCTTGATTCATAAATTATACATCCGCCAGACCAGAAATCCGCCAAAAGCCGGGCCAATTAAGAGTAGGAATAGGGTAAGAATGATCATTTTCCGTTTCTTTTAATGTTTCGATTTTTTGTTCCGAAGCACAAATCAAGGCAACTTCAGAATCGCCGACGAGTTCGGCCCGGCGTCCGAGCCGGATCAATTCCTCGTCTGAGAGAAGGCGCAATAAACGCAATAATTGGTTTAAATCGCAATGCATTTTCAAGGGTATTAATCGGCAAATTAATTGAAAATTCAAGTAATTTCGTATAACTAAAATCAAACTATGAAAGAATTCGTGAAACGCCCGGTTGGCCGGCCGCGGACCGGCAAAGTCAAAATGATGCTCTCGGTTGCGCCCGAAATTAAGGAACTCATTGACCGATTTGCGAGAAATCGGGGGCTTACTAGATCGGCTTATATTGAGGCCGTATTTTTCCGCAATGAATAAAATATTCAAAAATCATTCGGATGAGCAGTTAGAGAGATTTAAAGAAACTCTTCTTTATATGATAGGGCTTGTTGAGGTTGAATTAAGTGAAAGAAATGAAATTTAGAAAATAAAAAGTTTGTAATTAAAAGACGACTAAGGTTTACCCGGCTCGCCATTTTTAAGAAATGGTTGACCAAGAATATGTGATGGCGCTTGTTATTTTCGGCAAGGCTAGCGCAGCAAATTTAGCGGCCCTGCAAAAACGGGCCTGTGACCTTTTCCAGCAAATTGTCACGCACATGGGCGGCCAACTGGTGAGCGTTGCCGCACCCGGCCAGCATATCGCTTATAGCCGGCCGATGACGCTGCAGGAAGAATTTTCGGCTCTGCAACTGGCTTTGGCACAAATTGGCGGTCAACCGGCGATCATCCGAACCGTTTACCCGGTTTTCTGGTGATGAACTTGGATTTCCAACAGCTGGAACTTTTCGAGAATTGGAGGGCAATTCCTGGTTGGGAAGGATTTTATGAAGTAAGCGATTGGGGCCGCATACGCAGCGTTGCTCGCAGTTTCGAGCGCAAAGATTTAAGCCATATCGTCCATTATTCCGGGCGGCTTTTAGCTCAAGTTAAAAAACCGAACGGTTATTTTTGGATCGGTCTTAAACGACAGGGGAAAATCAAAAGGGAATATATCCATCGACTTGTCGCTTTAGTTTTTATTGGTCCATGTCCAGACGGCAAAGAAGTTGATCATATTGACGGGAACCGAGGCCATAATCACATCAGAAATCTTCGATATCTGACCAGATCCCAGAATATGCGCTTTGCCGGAACTCTCGGGAATCGTTGGGCAGCAAAATTGACGGCTGATCAAGCTACGGCTCGGCGCTTTCCAGACCGAGCCCGAACACTCGAAGGGAATCGACGGTTCCGCCTCGAGGGATGCGATGCACGATGCGGAACCAGATCCTGAACCCGAGCCGGCCGAGCTATCGAAATCCGGCGACTTTCTCTCGAAGGGATGACGCAAAAACAAATCGGCGAAATATTTGGAGTCAACAGCTCAACGATTAGTTTGATTCTCACAAATAAATCGTGGAAAGGAGGCCCAAATTCGCACTGAATGGCGGTTATATTCAGCAACTGAATGGGAACGCGGCCGACGCACTTATTATCCGCTTCTTGATCCGGTTGCCGATCGCAACATTGATAGCTGGTCGATCACCAAGCTTCGGAGCGATGCCCGGAAAGTTTTCGTCAATTTCGGCCCGTTGCGGACCGCGGTTTATGAGCGGGCCCGGTATTCGGTCGGACACGCTTGGATACCCAAATTTCAGGGTGAAGATACCGATTGGGGAAAAATGGCCGCAAATTGGTTAGAACAAATCTGGTTTCAAACCGGGAACCTGGCCGGCCCGATCTGGAATTGGTGGGAAAGTTTGCAAGTCGAGTCCCGTTACCTGGATGTGTTCAGCGAGATTTTCATTTATAAGGTGATCGATAAGGACGGATTCCCTAGGTTTCAGCATATCCCGCCTTACCGCGTCGATGTCCCGCGGGCGCCCGGGAGCACTAATAATGAAGGGGTTTTAAGCACCGGCCCGTATGCCGGGCTCAAATGCATTTATGGCGTGATTCAGGACGAGGCCGGGACCGCGGTCGCCTATTGTGTCCGGGGCAAGGATAAGGCCGCGGATCGCTACATTGCGGCCGCTGAACTCATGCATGTTGGCAACTGGGAATTTGTGGATCAAACCCGGCCGATATCGCATATCGCACACGGGATTTTGGATATCAGGGATTCGATGGCCGTGCAAACCAACGAAAAGCGGGCACTGGAAATTGCCAGCGCAATTGCACTCCTTGAATCCAACCCGATTGGCGGAATTGATATCAATGATCCAACTCAATTTGTACGGCTGGAAGCCAACCGTGTTGGCAGCCAGATCGAGAACCCGGGGCCTCCCGTTCCGCCCGGTTACCAGACCGATCCGACCCCGGTTGTTCCTTACAAATATTCGGATAACGGCGAATACAAATATTTCAAAGCCGGGACCGGCTCCGATGTTAAGGCGTTCCAATTCCAGCGGCCAAGCGGCCAGGTAACATCTTTCCTGGACCGATTGGGCCGAAACTGTATCAATTTCATTTGGCCTTATGATCTGATCATGCAGCCCAACGGGGCGAACGCGGCCGCTACCCGCTCGCTTTGGGTCCGGGCTAACAATTTAACCCGGGAACGCCAGGTTAAACTTTACCCGAGCGCCAAACAGCGGGTTTTGTTCGCGATTGCGCGGGCCATCGAGCTCGGAATTTTGCCCGAAAACGAGGATTGGATGGAATGGGAATTTTCTTTGCCTCGTAAACCGTCGATCGACGCCGGGCGCGACGCGCAACAGGACCGGGAAGATTTGAAGGCCTGTATTCGCACCTGGACCGATATTCACGCGGAATTGGGGACCGATACCGAAACGCAGGCCTTCCGCAAAGCGATGGACCTGGTGGCCATGCTGCGGGCCAAACGAACGGCTGAACAAATCTATTTAGAGGAAACCGGCGAAAAAATTGTTCTACCCGATTCCTACATGTTCCAATTTACGCCGAACGCGAGCGCTCAAAGCAGCGCAGCGCCCGATGAACCTGTCAATGATGGAACGCCTCAAAACGATGGCTCGTCTGCAACTGATTCCGAGCTCGAGGCCGAAGGAACCACAGGCGATGACGAACAATCA